CAGCGCGTAAAGGGCCTCAATCTGTCGGTCTGTGAATTCCCGCGCTTCGGCTTCCTGGCCCTTCCACTTGCGGTCAAAGAGCATAATCCCGATCCAGTTCAATAAATCTTCAATCTCGTGCATATTCGCATCGCTAGCCCTGCCACTAGGCAGTGTCGTGAATACGACTAAGGCGAGATTGTTGATGATGTCCTTGAGCTCCTGGATGGTTTCCTTGGTGTAGAAACAACCATTGAGACAGATCCTTCTGGGCTTGTACTTTTTTCGGGGTTTCTTGTTAGTTGACACTATTCTTTATCCCAATCGCTAAGAGCTTCTGCAAAAGACCTTATGAGTTTTAAAGCCTGCTCTTTCGACAAGATGATGTTATGTGCTAATGCACAAGAATCTGCTCCACGCAGGAGCAAATATTTTGGATTTCCAGGGATGAAACTTAATGAAGTAATCACGACTGGATCAAGTTTTTTTAACCGTTCATCTTCCTGTTTTAAAGCAAGCGCGGTGACAGCTGGTTTCAAAAGTTCTTGACTTGTTTTTCCCATTTTTTTATTACTCCCGCTCAGAAAACTTTAAAACATCGTCACCAGGAGCCTCGTATACAAACTCTTTGAAAGCCATGATAGAGGCATCCCGATAATTATCCCAACCTCTGTAATCGTTATAGAAGTAAGAAATTCGGATCCGGTTCTCATGGTTTTCTGTCAGGTAAACAAGATAATTTCCGGCGCGGGGAGGCCTTAAAGCGGGGAACGGATTCCAACCATCTGGATCGTACTCAGGAACGTTTTCAAAACTTTCTTTCTTAAGTCTGATGTCTACTTCCCCACAGGACAACAAAATGTAATCGGAGTTATCGTCCATTTGTCGATTGCAACCCTGTGTAAGTCTTTCATCCGATATCATATGGTTGATCTTTTCCTTTAAGGTTTCAGGGTCTTTAATCTTCCACATCTTCTGTCTCCTGGTAGGGTTTCGGATATTCTCTGAACGCTAGAACTTCTTTATTGTTTAAACCGTTCCAACCTCCCGCTCTGTTGTATCGGCATGGAATCACCCTATTAACTCCATAATCTGGTTTCACTGTCACTAAATAAGGGCCGTTTTTGGGAGGTCGGTTTTGGGGGAATGGGTTCCATTTGTCTGGATCATAATCAACCCATGCAAAAACATGGCCACAAACTCGAAGAAACTCAGTATCGCCTTTCGCAACATAGATATATTCAAAGTCACCATATTGTTTACAGCGCTCGAACAGATCGCTCAAAGCCTCAGGGCTGATGAATTCATAGACCCGATTGGCTACATTTAAATCATTGATGATCCACATTCTTCTGCTTACTCCTAACAACATTTTGAACTGCCATTTTGAGAACTTCCCAGTCCTTCAATCCGATTGAAAACTCTGAGAACTTGTGCGAGCCAGGGATTGTTGCGAACATAATCACAACATCCGATCCTTTGACTTTCACGCCTATTCCGTTGTACGCAGTGTTACTGGTCACGTTTTCGGCCTCGTCAAAAGTCGCGACATAGCCGAAAAATTGGGTTTTTGGGATATTCGCCATTACTTTTGCTCCTTTAGTTGCATCAACGGTGCTGGCAGTGAATCTCCACCTAAATAGGTGGGCAACTTTCCATCCCAGCGGGAAATTGCTTCCAGCATCAAAACTTGAGGATTGTCGCGTAACGCCTTGGCTCGAATAGCGATAGATTCGGCTTCTGCTTTGGCCTTAGTGAGCTGAGCATCAGCTTCACCTTGCGCTGCTACACGTGCTTTTTCGGCCTCAGCTTTTGACTGTGCTACCTCGTTTTCCCTCAGCATTGCACGCTGTGTTGCCTCAATTTTCGCGTTAATTGATTCACGAACTTGAGGCGGATATTCGATATCGGACGCCCATGAAACTCGAATAATGTGAATCCCGACATCTTCGAGCTGGTGACGCAATTCTTCAGTTACATGGTCCAACAGCTTAGATTTTCCGTTCGCTGTGAGTTCGTTGACATCCATCAGAGAGGCGTATTTGATCAGGGCATCAGATACGTTCTGGCGAAGGTTCACATCAGTGATTTCCTCAACGCCTTTCCGGTAAGTCTGAAATACTTTAGTTGCCATCGAGGGCTTGACTTGATACTCAACGCCGATCATGGCATTGACGGCCATAGCATCAGAAGTTTGGAAGGTGAACGGGACCTTGTAAGTGTGGAGCTGATTGAACGTGGGAAACAGGTACGCCTGTTCATTCCATGTCAACAAGTAACGGCCTACCCCTAATTCCTCCTGTTGCACACCTTTATCAGAACCGTACAGATTAACTTTCACTCCGACATAACCAGCTGGCACAGTTTGCAGGTTGCAAAGTGCATAAATACCGCCAATGGCGACAGCTGCCGAAACTCCGGCAATAGCAGCGATGGTTGACAATCTCATTCTTGATTCTCCTTCTCTAGGATTTTTAAAACGATTGAATAAACGAGGTACGTCAAAAGCATGAATAGACCGATTAACAGGCAGCCGATCAAAAATGTCGGTAGATCGGAAGAAACTATCAACGGTAAAAACGAAACGCTAAAGACGATTAAAGAAACGCAAATAAAAACAATCTTCATGTTTTTTCTTTTCCATTGATTTCAACATCAAACTTCGCGAGTAATATCGTCACGAAAGCGGAGCTGTTTGAGCTAATGCCGGTTAATTTACAAATGCCTCCCTTCGTACTTTTCGGAGGGTAAAATTTGAAGTCCACAAGGAACTCTTTAGATATTTTCTCAACGATTCTTACATACTCGGATTGAAACCAGCAGAACCGACTATCGTTGTAAGAAATCTCTTCCTTTGGGAAAACCTGACGGATATCAGGATATTTGTATTCGATTGGCTGATATCTAATAGTAAGATCACCAATAGAAAACTCTGAATTCGTAATCTTTACTGGCGCCTTAAGGTCACAAACACTAGTCGCTGCTTCGAGGACCTTTCTGGGGATGATCACTTCTCCAGTTCCATCTAAATCTAATTCTTCAAGATTTTCGAGTAAAACAAGAATATGACCGTTTGTTACTGCAATCTCCTTTAAGTCGAAATTAACGTACAGCCCATTTAAGTAGTATCGGAAGTTGTATTTTGGGATTGCTTTAAGCAATGATTTAATTTGTTTTCCTAGGAGTGTCATTTTTTCTCCAAATAAAAAAGCCCATCAAATGGGCTCTTTTGCTTCAAGTTCGTTGTAAGCATCTTGCATATATGCAAGCCATTCTCGGTATTCTTCTCGCCAGTAAGTGTTTTTCTTGTTGAGCCGGATACGCGCTTTTAGGTCCTGAATTAAGCCGTAAACGAAATTCAAAATGAAGTTGTGCAGCTCCTCTGGAACGTAAAGATAGGAATCTTCTATTTTTTCGTTTTCGTGGTAGTCAACACTTTCGCTCATCCAGTTCTCAAGAAAACGCAAGACACCCTGACCAACGAGGAAAACATGAGGCGCTGTGATCTCTGGGCTGTCGATGTAGTCCGAAAACGCGGAATGCAAATTGTTCAAATCCTGCTTGGTGTACAGGAAATCACTCATTTTCTTCTCCCAAAGAAAAACCTCCGAGGTTTGGATTCGGAGGCTTTGTTGTTACTAGTTAATTTCAATCATTGAGGACGGCTTTTTTCTCTTTGAGCTGGTTGTACAGCTCGGTTAGTTGCTCGTGCCAATGCTTATACCGAATGATGTCAAAACCGTCATGAGAATCTATATAGCGCCCCAGCTTTTTCAAAAACTTAGGGAAAAATCTCAGAATCTCGTTGTGTTGCCTGACTGTTACAGCGCATTCATCAAATGGCATATAAGGCGTGCCTATGTTCCTCTGAATAAGCTGAATAATTCCCAGGTAAACAAATTCACTGCGCTGGTCTAGGAATTTTCCGAAGAGTAGCTCCTTGTGAGCTTTGTTGAGCTCATGGGATTCTTGCAACGAGTATTTGTAATACTGATCAACTCTATAGGGGTTGTTCTTCATTTTGAAATCCGCAATTTATCGACTGTACGATTTTAGCGCCCTGCGGATCGAGATCTTGGCCTCAGAGAGAAGTTCCCAGTAATCGGTCACGAGCGATTGAACAAGGATGGTTTCAAGCTCGGAATCGAGCGAGCTGTCTGAGCGCAGTGTCCAGTAGCCCTCATCTGTTTTGTACAGCGTGCAGACTGTCTCGCCGTCGAATTTGACTTTGTAGACCTCAGGAGCGTGCCAAACGAAATCAATCCTGTGGCTCATGTGCGCTCTCCTGGGTGCTGATGACCTCGCCATCCTCGAAATCCTCAACAGATACAGCTTCGATGTTGATCACGTCATCAGGCTCGACTTTCTCGCCAGCTTCTCTCTTGGCATCGGCGTTTGTGATTTCCAGCGCCTCAATCGAGACGGGCAGATATTTGAACAATCGGCGGATGACGGTCTTTTTGGCCATCTCTTCAAAGTAAGTGTTCCAGATATTTTTACTTTTGGCCTTGGCTCGGACGGCCTCGACCTCAGCACGAGACATCACTTCAAATTGATAACCGCCTCCCTTCAAGGTTGCCACAGCGTACACGTATGTAATCGGTTTCTTGATGCGGTCAGCTTCGAGGCTAGGGACGTGATGAATATCCGGTTTTAAACCGAGCTGGAAACTAAAGTCATCTCCTTCACGCACTGCATAGGCATTGAGGGAAAGAACTTGGCCGGATCTGCGCGCAAGGTCGATCATGCCCTTGTAACCGATAATCAACTGACATTGATTCCCGTAAGGCACTAGGTAAGCCTGACCAAGCGCCGATCCTGGTTCTAAACCTAGCTGCGCAGCTTGCATGACCGACCCTAAGAATGATGTCGGTTCAGTGTTCAGCAGTGCTTTGTTTTTGCGTACTTCAGTGGCAGCAATGCGGGCCATACGGTCAGCATTCAAGTGTTTGGGAACCGCCAGGGCTAACTGCTTTTTAAACTGATCAGAAAGCACCTGCTGCACAATGATCGGAGCTTTGGTTTTAGGTTTGGCTGGTGCGCTGGCTGTCGGTCTGACTACTGCTGCAAGTTGATCTGTTGTTGACATTGATTTTTCCTATGAAAAAGCCCCGTTATTGGGCGGGGCTGAGTGTTTTGTTCTTGAGTTGCTTCATGAGTTCTGCTCGTCTGATCTTCATGTCCAGGAGCTCAATTTCCTCCTGGATGTCTTCATCGGATCGTTCGCTGGCAGAAGGATTCGGATTGTCTCGTTCAGGTTCGAGTGTTATAGTTTCCCGAGATTCATTAAACAAATCAGGAGTTGACGTTTCGACAGGCGCAACTCCTATTTTTGTGTTCACGATCTCCCTCATCTTTTCCAAAGAAAGAACCTGGCCTCGATGCCGTGAATGAATGATTTTCACAAGATCGTCATCACTCAGCTCACGCATAAAAGCAGAAACTGTTAGAGCGTGGTCATACGTTATCGAATCCTTCCGCCTGAAAGGAAAATCGATAAGCGTTTCAGAAACCAAATTTTCTGAGTAATAATTTCCAAGTTTCAGGGCGCATGCAACACCATTCCTAGTTGTAGAGAAATTGACTGAGACTGTTGTTTTAGAAACTGTAATTGTGAGACATGTCCCGCCGTTAAAGCATATTGTTTTCGTCTTAGTCCAATCCTCAGCCGGGGTGGTCAAAAACATGTTCATGATTCTTGTATCTAGTTCTTCCTGGCTTAACAATTTTTCCATTTTCACTCCTTTAATCGCATGACGCGAGTTGATGTTTCCTTTATGTAGGCTAGGTACAAATCCAGGTGCTCACGTTTGAATTTTTCAGTGTCGAATCGCTTGGATGTCTGCTGCTCGAATGTGATGACGGCCTCGCCACCAATAGAGACAGCCTCGAAGTCCTTCATCTGGACAGCGACCTTCTGCTTGAGTGCGTCTTTCTCCTTATTGAGCTCTTTAATCTCGCCATCAACACGGACAAGCTCACCGACATCAACAACAAGATCACCCTGAGCCTCCAAAGTTTCTCCATTTGTTCTCCCGTACAGTTTCAAAACGTCTTTGATATTGACTGGTTCCGGCGGTATCTTTTTCAGCACGTTCTCGAACCAGAACTTTTTGCATTTTTCTTTGATGGCCTCAAACACGTCTGGCCGTGCTTCGATCCAGTAGAGACGATAATCAGCCCCGCCAATCAGCACACCCAGGAACATTCCTCTGAGTTTCAGAATTCCGCAGTACCACTGGACCTGAGTTTCGTAATACAGCGGTATCACGTGCTCAGTTTTGATGTTGTGCTGCTGAATCTCTAGCTCCTGTGATGGTCCCCAGAGATGAGACATGAAAGTTGAGGCTGTTTTCGCTTCAAAGGCGATATCTGTGTTGATGGGCCTCTCAACACCTGAAATTTTCGCGTATGTTTGAACCTCTTTCTCTGTTGTTAGAGGTCTCACCCTAGCAGCAATATTCGGATTGATGATGGCGCGGTCGATGTTCGCGATCATCCATGAGTTCTCAGGATCTGAGAATTGGTAATCAACGCGCTGGACCTTGTAGCCTGTCCGTTTTTGAAACTCCTTGGCTACCGTATCCTCTAGGGTTGTTCCCCAGTAGGCTGGCTCAGACATCCCTTTTTCTTCTGACAATCCTAATTTATCGTTCCAAACGTCAAGAGCTGTTTTCCACGGGCTCAAGCCTAACACTGCTGCAACGTCTGAACCGCCAATGCCTTGGCGTCTGCCTTGTAGCCATTCGGATCGTTGTTGTTCATTCATCTTTTCGGATTCCGGTCAATAAAAAACTCTGTAAATAAAGCTGAAAACGGTGTCTGTGGGAGGATTGGTTTTTCGTCTTTTTGGCGAGGGCCTCTTTTTCGAGGCGGGTGCGTTTCACGATATCTTGCCCTGTTGTAGGCGTTTTTTTGCTCACGAGTCCAGGCCATCAGTGCCACCCTTCCTCTTTCAAAAACTCATCAAAAATTGGTTCAATCTCTGGATGTCTTTCATCCTCGCCCGCTTCTGCCAGCTCGTTGATGTGCTCATCGCAGTACTCTGGGATGTACTTCTCAAAGAACTTCTCAACCAGGCGCTCATATTCGGCTTGCCGTTTTTCTTCCTGCCAGCTCAGTTGCCAAAGGTCGCCAGGGCCAGGACAGCAGCGCGGGTTCATATTCATGAAACTCACACTCCGAGAACTAAGGTAAGAATGAGAAAAGCGATTAAAGACGCAACAAATGCGCACAGAGCACACGTGACATCGTTCTTTAGTAGTTCATCAAATTTTTCGTTCATGGTCTCACCTTGAAAAACTGGATGAACCTGCGATCAGTAATTCCTTATGGGGCCCCAAACCAAGGCCTTTGCCCGATTACTGATTATTCCCGCATGCTGTACTCCCTTGCTTTCTCAACCTAGATACTTACTCAGCAAACGAGGGGATAGGAGGGGACTTTAATAATCCCTTGCGCAGGTTCAAAAACTGGTAAAAAAATCCCCGCCGATCTAAAAGGAGAAGTGAAAAATCGGCGGGGTTTCCAAAAGGTTGGGTTTTATTTGATGTCTGGGAAGAGATCCTCAATAACGTCACTGCACTTGTCAGAGAAGATGTTCTGACTGTGATCCTTGAACAAGTCTTTTAATTCCTGCTGTGCCCTGCCCATTGGCACAATGTGATCCAGATCAAGAATGACCTGTTTCTGACCTGTCAGAAGTGCTCTGACAACTGCGTGTTCTGCGTACCTGAGAGCATCATTCAGGTCAATAGTTGAACCTCGATCATCAATGATGTCCTGGATGCAATCATTGAGGATCTGCGCTCCCTCGCCTGGCAATAGAATCATGTTCGCTCCTATGTGAAAAAGACCACACTGTGGTCTTTCAGTTGAAACTCATTCAGAAGCCTCCTGCTGGTCTTGTAATAGCGGATCGAGAGCCCAGAAAATGGGTTGATGAAAACAGCAGGAGACTTGTGAATGAACTTGTGCAAAAAATGCACATGTTGAAAACAGAATGGCACTCCATGATTACCTAGGTGATCTGTGAAATAACGGTTATAGGATGGAGTGCCATTGTGTTTGTGAACTGCCTTTTTTCGAGTGGCCCCTACTCGCACCGGTCGAATTTAACGACCCAATCCTTTCAGCATTCTCTCTGCCACATCTTCACTTTCGATCCGATTTTTTAGGTGCAATTCACATCGCCACCTTTTCGGCTCCATGACCTTTCGGTTTACTCGGTTTTAGGAGCTTGTTCCTTACCTGACAATCATCGGTAAGGCTTGTTAAAGAACTGTTGATTGATGAAGTTATGTTACTAATTTAGTAATGTGAAGTCAAGGCATTTTGGTAACTTTCAAGTTACTAAAAAAATAATTTTTGTACCTACTAAAATGCT